GCGCCACCCTTATCTCAGTTAAGGGTGGCTTCGGCCGAACCGGCAGAATGGCTGTGTTGTGTCACCACGTGAAAAGCACGTTCACCAGCCACACTAAGTATATAAAGCGGGGGATTTTAGCATCAATTTAGATCAAAAAGTATATGAACAATGCTCCCACCGCAAGAAAACGTCAATGGTGCTTCACGTGGAACAACTATCCTGATGACTATCAACCTTTTTTGGATGCCATTGAATGTCGCTACTTGGTTGCTGCTGAGGAAGTGGCTCCGAATACAGGAACACATCATCTACAAGGATTCATCGTGTTTGCGTCCGCTAAAACTCGAACTGCAGTTGCAAGAATCCTCCCTGGTTGTCACCTCGAAGCTGCCAATGGATCCGCTTTGCAGAATCGAAACTACTGTTGCAAAACTCGGCCCGATATTGATGATGTCCCTAATGCAGTCGTCTATGAACGTGGAGATATGCCTATATCAAATCGTGACAAAGGAGACAATGAACGAGCTCGTTATCAAAACGCTTGGGATCTTGCCAAAGTTGGAGATATTGAATCGATCGATGCAGACATCCGTCTCCGGCTATACTCCTCCATCAAACGTATTCAATCGGATTTTATGGCCCCAGCAGTCAACTTGGACGACGTATGTGGAACGTGGATATGGGGCGAATCCGGATGTGGCAAGACACGATCCGTCTTGGATGCCTACCCAGACTGCTATCCCAAACCAAGAAACAAGTGGTGGGATGGGTACCAGAATGAAGAAGTCGTCCTCCTCGACGACATTGACAAATTCGACGTCGCCCTCGGAGGCCAACTCAAGCATTGGGGAGACTTCGCCTGCTTTATCGGAGAGAAGAAGGGCACGTCACTTAAGATCCGTCCAAAGAAGATCATCGTCACGTCTCAGTACACCATCGAAGAAATCTGGGCCGATGATCAAACTAGAGATGCCTTGAACAGAAGATTTAATGTTATCAACAAAATCCAAGGAGTTGATATTGAAATCTAGAATAAAGCCTTTACTCTTAAAGAATTCCTTTTATATAGAAATGCCCTTGGGGGCCCCCCGGTGACGGGGGGAGGCCACAAACTCCCTAAGACTAAGCCTTAGTTTAATAAAAATTTATTAATCATAGAATTGAAAGCGATATGCTAATTGCATAGTCACTTTCGATGCGGTATCACTCAGATGGATATACAACAAAGTACCTGCATCAATATCAGTGATTGCGCTAGTGGTTCCACTATAAGTAATCTTTTTGCCCCTAAGGTTAATCCACTTGTTCGTTTTAGCAACATTCTTTGAAGCAATAGTTCCAATACCATTCTCAGTATAGAGAGAATAATTTTCATCCATAAGGACCTTGAATCTCGATCGGTTACTTGGATTAAATTGTGAATTCAAAGCTGCACTGATCATAACATCAGTAAGTGCTGCCGTTGCTTTGTTGGTTTGGAGATCTTGGACTATAATAAAACGACCATTGTGGGCATATGAGGTACCACCGGTATCCGTTACTAGATAGTTTATCACTAAGTCCTTCATACTAATATGATTTCCAATTCTATCGCTAGGACCAGTTCCGTTTGCGATTCCGATCATATTTCCAATTGCACCTGCGGTTACTCCAACTAAGTTGGTGGCGTTGTCCTGGTACTTCAACTCGACGTACTGATTTGTCTTAGCATAGCGACTTGGAATCAGTTTGACGTTGGTGTTATAGCTTCTTATAGCTAGTCTCTTTCTTGCTGGCATAGAAGAACCTGAACGTTCTCTAATACGTTTAGCGTTTTGGTTTGTGTTACTCCATTTGTTTGAAAACCAACCAGCTGCCATTTTTAATTTAGGAAAGAAAATCCCACGGATTTTTCACTTTAGGTCTAGGCAAGCGAAGCGTATTATTACCCTAGACCTAAAGTGTAGTGCACTGTGCAACTCACTTATTATACAGCGCCACCCTTATCTCAGTTAAGGGTGGCTTCGGCCGAACCGGCAGAATGGCTGTGTTGTGTCACCACGTGAAAAGCACGTTCACCAGCCACACTAAGTATATAAAGCGGGGGATTTTAGC